ATTTCGCATAGTCCTAGGGCTTTGCTGTTGGCTAGGAACCAGTCCCAGATGATACGTGCCTGGGCTTCGTCTTTGTATTTCAGATCAGCTGCATATCCGGTGGCGTGTACGGATAGTCCTGCGTTGTTTCTCATCGGGCGGTTGGCGTATGTGCCTAGACTGGTCATGCCCCAGCGTTTGCCACAGAGTTCTACAAGTTTTGCGGTGACGGGCTGTGTGCCTTTGCCATCCCATGATGGGTAGTACGGATACGGTCTAACGGTCATGGTGCTGGTGGGTCTTTAGGTCGGTCTTTCAACCCATTTCCTGCTAATACCCCCAAGAGCCCACCAGTAAGGGTGGCGAGCATTGGCGACAGTACAGACCATGCCGCATCATCATTGGGGCTGACTTCGAGAGGCTGTGTCACAAATAGCAAGCCATACAAAAGAGCCAAAATGGAAGCAAGAAAAGCAACCGTCAATCCGATCGCTACGACAAAGATAAGTCGTGCTTTTATTTCTTCGTTGCTTAATCTGTTTTCGGGTTTCATACGCACTTTCCGCCTGTCCCGTATGCCGGGGCTTGTGTTGTTGGGGTGATTGTTTCGGTTACGCCTCGTAGGGCTTTGTTTTTGGTTGGTGGGCAGTTGAGGCGTTCACGATCTGCACAGCTTGTGAGTATTGACGCAAACAAAAATGCCACAAAACTTACGCGCCGAATCATTTTATGCTGTCCTGTATCCATAAACGGCATAAGTACCGGTGATGCTTGACGCGACACTACTGATAAAACTTAAACTGTCAAATGATGTAGTCCCGGCATATTGCATATTACCCAACCTTGCAATAGTGGCGGTTGAGCCTTTGTTAAGAAAATTGTACGAACCCGTGAAGTATGTGTTAGTTGCTAATTTTGGTGCAATAATGTCCATAATCAAAAAATAGCGGACAATAACGCTATCTGACTCGCCGACTACGAACGAGCTTTGAGACTCACCAAACGAGTTAGATGCTGAGCCAGCGTAGGTATAGCCTGGCATTGCATACGCATAAACCGCTGTTGAGTTATCGGTACCGCTCGCTCGCAGCCTGAGCGTAAAATCCGCGTCTGATGTTACGCCAGTAATTTGAACTATCATTCTGTAGTTTGAGTAAGTGCTTGTGAACGTGTCATTTGGCAAACTAAAAGAACTAGCTGTTGTAAATGCCGCGCTTGTAACATACACAAGCCCGCTGTTTGCCAAATAAGTATTTGTATCGGCAGCCGTCAGCACCTCACCAGTCGTAAAAGTCTTTATAGCCATAATCAGTATCCTAACTTGTTGTTATCGAGCTTGCCGAACACCGCATTGTCTAAAAGCAAATAAGCGTTCAGATCAGCACCCGATAGATGGAATGTGTAATTAGTGTCGTTTACATTGCCTGAAACTGTGCAGCCTTCAACCACACAAGCAAAAGTAGTGCCACGAAACACCACATTAACTTGAAACCCTACACAGGCAAATATGCCAGCACTACCTGCTACTTGGCCTACTGCGTCTAACAAAAAATAGCTACCTTGGCTGCGTTGAGATGCTGAAATGCTGGCAATAGCAAAAGTGCTGGTGCCGTAATTGCCTAGCAGATAATTTGCTAAGTCTGTTGCTTGGCTTGTGCTGCTGTTAAATGTGTTCGTTTTGTAATTTCGGTAAGGCACTGTTGCGCCAGATTTAGTAACCGTTACAGCACTGTAACTTTCTGGGTCAACAGTTATCTGAGTGTAAAAATTGTCGGCCAAACTTAAAAACTCTATTTGATTGTATTTTTGGAACCCGTCACCAGTTTCAGCATCAGTAAAAGTAACAAAAGATTGAGACAACTTAAATGGACTAACTAGTCTTAATTGTTGATTTTGTGCTGCGTCAACTAATCGACCGTTAATTGTCATGGCTGTGCGGTTAATCCAGTCGCCCCACGTTGTGCTTACTGTTGTAGCAGCTAAAACTTGGTTACTTGTGCTGGTGGAACTCAAACCAGTTTCTGATGACATGTCCAACATTTGATTTAACACAGTGTCTGATGCCATTGCGTAGCCGTTGCCTTGCATACGGCCAACAGATGCAAACCAAGACTCGCACTCAACGTAAAGAAAATCAGCGTTGCCAACACCGCCAGAATACGGTATGCCATATTTAACGCGCACATTAGAAATAGTGCCTGAAAAGTTGACTGGTGCACCCTCTGTACCGGTAATCCTTATGTAATTACCAGTAACTAGAGCAGTAATAGGCGATGCGTAACCTGTCGGATACCTAAACACTAAAGAGGCCGTAGCGGAACCATACTGATCTAACTGGTTACGCCTACCCACGTTAATAGTGAACTCAACTAGGTTAGGTATTTTTGTGTAGGTACCTGCAACTGTTGTGCTGTAATAGGCTTCGTATTCGTTAATCATCAGTAGATATTGCTGACTTCAATAGGTATAGAACCATTTTGCCTCATATAGCTGCGCAAGGCCGAAACAACTGATTGTGGGTCGCCACCGTTTACGTTGATAGTTACGCCACCGCCCATGCCACCCATTTTGGACAACGGGATAACAGCCTCTGGGCCTGCCTCGCCAATCAAGGCAAAAGTAGGGCTAGTGACAATGCCACCGGTAGCCATTGCTTTATAGTCAAGGCCTGCAGGGTTAGCGCCACCAGCACCACCACTGTCACCACCACCCATACGGCCAAGGCTGACCTGCCCAAGAGTGCCAATGTCTTTGCCAGGCTTAATCAAGTTAATGCCCTTAATAACCACGTTAATCATTGTGATGAAAGCGTTAGCCATAAACTCAAAGTTGCGTGCCACGCTGTTAATTACTGCATTAACGACAGCACGGAAAGTATCAAACTTCTTGTAAGCCATAACGAGCGCCACGCCTAAAGCCACAATGCCAGCCGTAATCAGTACTGCAGGGTTTAAGGCCATAGCCGCATTAACCAAAACAATGCTGGCAGCCATCACACCAAAAGCAGCGGCTACAGCCGTTATGAGTGTTGGGTTGTCTTGTGCCCATTGTGCGAACGATTGAAGCACTGGTAAAGCCTTCTCGAGAATTGGCAGAAGTGCAGCGCCTACACCTTCTTTGGCTTCACCAAGGGCAACACCTAAACGCTTCATAGAGCCTGCAGCTGTGTTAGCAGAGTCAGTAGCGGCACCGCCAAAAGTGACAGCCATCTCAGCCATTACTTCTTCCATGCTTGCGCCGTCTTTAATCATCTGGCGTAGTTCTGGGGACAGTTTTGCTAGGGCGGTCATGTTGCCGCCATACGCTTTTTCCATAGCCTTAGTCACAGTCTCAAGGCTGATGCCTTTAGCAGCTGCAATGTCCATAGACAAGTTGGCGGCTTTCTGGGCTTCGTCAATGTCCATAGTGGCTCTGACAAGTCCAGCAAGTGCCGGGCGTAACTCATCATCGGTAACGCCTTTAAGTTTGCCCTGCTGAGTTATGTATGCCTCAACACCAGCGATCTGTGCATCAGTGGCTGCAGTGGTTTTTTGTAGCTGACGCGCCAGCATTGCTTGAGCTTGCTCATCTTCCATAGCACCCTTGACAGCATCACCAAGACCAGCAACAAGACCACCAAGTGCAACGGCTGCGTATTTGTTGGCTTTGCCTAGCGCATATTTCGCTTTGGCTTGCGCGCCTTCTAGATCCTTGAAACCTTTTTCGGCTTCCTTCAATCCCTTTGGGTTGAATTGCGTAACGATTGGTAGGTAGATAGCCATTAGCCAGATGTCCTTGCTTGTAGTGCTCGATTAGCGTCAGCGATTACTTCATCCACGGCTCTCATAATGTCAGCAGTTCCTTGCTCTGCAATGAAAGCGCGTGATCGCCACAAGCCACGCTGGGGCCTGCCAAAAACATTAGTCAGTAAGCGTGAGAAGTCGCTGTTGTTTTTTGTGCCTGCCTGGCTAAACAGTGCGCCAGCTGCATCTTTCTGCACAAGAGTGACCAATGGTGTGATGCCTTGGCCACGTGCACGACCACCAACCATGATTTGTACACCCTTGTCCACAGCAGTTTTGTCGTAAGTAAGCCTGCCCTTTTTGCCTTTTTTGCCTACTCCCCAACCACGTATCATGCTTACGCCAATTTCTGGTGGGAACTGTTCACGGCCTTTTTCAAGCATTGCCGGGCTACTAGCTTTAATTTTGGCTGCGGCCTTAAAGCGCGCTGATTTGTCTAACTTGCTCAGCTCTGATAGTGCCTGCTTCAAGCCTGTGATTTCGGCGCTTGTTTCTAGGCTCATGCTTTGCGGCTTTCGTTTAACAGCTTAATCGTGGTATTTAGATCAGCAATGTCAAACTCTACAGCAGGTGGCCACCAGCCTGTGGCTACTAGGAGACTTGCTAGGGAATGGCGGTAGGTTCCGCTTGGGTAGGGTTTGCCGGGTCATTATCCACCACTTCTAAAGTCACCAAGCGTTTAATGAAGTCATCGAGCACGACTGGCACCATGATGCCAGCGACCTTGGATGACTCGTACGCCATAAAAGCTAAGTCCTCAATGCTGATGCCTTGCTCACCAATAGTGCTTGACTTGCGCTTGTATTTGCGTTCCCACTGCACAATGACGTACAGACTTGTAGTCACTTCGTACGGGCCTTCGCCCGAGTCCACCTTGAGAGTTAGTTTCATGTCGGGTTCCTTTAGTTAAGGGGTTGTGATATCTCGGGCGTAGGTGCCGCCAATAAATGACGCGGTAATCATTGACAGTTCGCCTACAGCGCCAGTAATTGGTGTGTAGTCCACGAGCTGCATGTTGATGATTGTGAACTCAGGGTTAGACGCTGACTCTGTCGTGCCTGATGGCGAGATGACTAACTGTGTAGTACCTGTGCCGAGATTGGCGAAC